GAATGTCAATGGTTGAGAAGCGTCCACATACAGTTTGAGCTCTTCAATACACTTGTCCATTTGTGCCTGTGCTTCGGCTTTCATTGCTGCGCCATTGAGAGTGCCGCCGCCCTGTGGTCCAGCGATACTTCCGAACTTTTCGCGAGCTTCACCAATGATCATCTTGCTGGCTGCTACCATGTAGTCCTTGATCCATTGTTGGATTTGGTAGTCGCCTAGCAACTGTATTTCGGGCTTGAGATTGTAGGTCCACAACAGGACCACTTCGCCGTAACCGGTTGGGCTGCGGATAAGTTGCAGTTTTTTAGTAACAGGATTCCAGGTGTAGTTTATGAAGCCGCCAAACATTCTGGCTGCCAATTCCACATACTGGGTGTAGAAATCGTAGGTGGCAAGACCGCCTGATTGATTAAAGTTGATCAGGTACACATTCATCTGTGCCTGACTAAACGGATCAAAATTGGAACCTGTTGGACCCGAAGCAATACCAAAACTACGTCGGAAAATCTGTCTGACACTCTGTACTTCTTGTGGCAAGGTGTAGATGTTCTGCTGATTTACCAACTGCATAAAGCTGTAGCTTTCTTCGTAGGCATTGTTGGCCCGTTGGCGGTAGGTGCCAACGGTTCTTTGATACGCTGCTTCTAGGTGAGCAGGATCAAGTTCAAGGTCAATGATTTGATGGCCCAGTTGTAGGCGCACATACTCAAAGAGATTGGTTTTTAGCGTGATTAAATCAATAGATTGTTGTTCGACCATTAGGGGCTCCGTGCCCTATATTTAGTCTTTTACCACGCCTTCAGTATAACCAAGTTCTCAGTTCCGCGTCCGTTGAACTGTGTTTCTGTAGTAGTTAGATCTTTGTAGATCTTTCTAGCAGCGGGTTTGCCTGCTGCCTGCATGGCCCGCACAATGTCAGTGGGTTTGCGCACAGTTTTCTGCATGCTTTCTGCTGTGCTAAAGCCAATGATGCTGTTGCTCTTGACAGTGAATGTGCCCACATGCGAGTCTGCTACCACATGGATCAGTTTGCGTTTTTTGCTGTCATACAGCCAGGCTTCACTCTTGTCCACCAGGTTTGCAGGAGCAAGCCCTTTGATTTTGAGGTCCACAATTTCTGCCTGGAACTTGAACTTGGCTGCACGTTTTTCCGGGCTGATGGCCTTGGCCTTGCGGGGCTTGCGATCAACCTTCTTGATCTGCACGTAGGCACCACAGTCATTGATCACTGCTTCACAAAACTTCACAATGCCGCGCATTTGAATCTTGGTGAAGTTGCTGTAGCCTTCTGCTAACTGAGCATCCTTGCCGCCAATCACAGTTTCAAATTCTACAAGTTTGCGTTTCCAGTCCACAGCAATTTCATTCACCATTTGTGGTGCTACGTTTTTGCCACGGATAATGGTAATGGGCTTGATGTCTGCACTCATCTTGGCCCCAGACAGCACAAAATCATCAAACAAGCCTTCTAGCTCGCCTGCACACTCTGTGAGTTTTTCCCGCAGTCGATCCTGGATGGTCTGGCGGGCAGGGGCTGTGTCTGTTTTTTCTGCTTCTGCTTGTTGTTTTGTGCCCAGAGTTTCTGCCAACATGTTGTCTAGTTGGATCTGTTCTGCTTCGGTCAAGTCCAGGCCCACCATACTCATTCTGCACATCCAGCCTGCGGTCAGTCGCAGTGCAGAGTCAGGAACGCCTCGTAGAAGTCGCACATCATTTTTGCGTCCGTGAGTTTCCAAATAGCTCACTACCATGTCTCTGGCATCTTTTTTGCCATAAAAGTAGTTGTACCAGCTGAAAGCCTTGGTCAGCTGACTTACCCGATCATAAACGGGCTGTACACGCCAGCTGGGCTCATCGCCCATGAATTTGGTATCGGCGCTGCGTGGGTTTAACGGGCGCACAGTGGCGCGAACTGGTTGAGCAGTAGTTTTCATGGTACTCCTTACTAATGCAGTAATTATAACACAAACAGGATTATTGGTCAACTGACCCATAAATACATTACCATGCCCAGATTATCACTATACAAACCCAATCGCTCAGCCGACTATCAGTTTTTTGACAGAACAATAGCCGAAATGTATCAGGTGGGCGGAGCCGACGTGTATCTGCACAAATACCTGGGTCCGGCCACGGGCGACAACGGGGGCAATCCGGATGCTACCTTGCCCAAATACGATACTTCAAATCCGCTGTTTATTGAAGATCTGTTGTTGTTGGAAAACAGAGATAGAAAATACGATCAAGACATCTATGTCATGCGTGGTGTTTACCGAGCACAAGATATAGATTTTGATCTTACACAATTTGGTCTGTTCTTGAACAACGACACCTTGTTTATCACATTTCATTACAACCGCATGATAGACACCGTGGGACGCAAACTCATGAGTGGCGACGTGATAGAATTACCCAGTCTACGCGACTACAATCCGTTGAACAGTGACATACCACGAGCACTGCCCAAGTGGTATGTGATCCAGGATGCATCGTTTGCCAGCGAAGGTTTTAGCCAAACCTGGCTACCGCACCTGTGGCGTGTGAAGGCCACACCCATGGTCAATGCACAAGAGTACAATGACATTACCAAGCAGCCGTTTGAACCCAACAACATCTGGGATCCGGGCAATTTTTATCCAGGTGGAACAACTGTGTTATACGGCGACAAATATTATATTTCAAACAAAAATGTTCCTCCGGGCACAGAGATAACCAATGCAGAATACTGGACTGAAAAAACCAATCCTGCAAGCATTGCTGATTGGCAAAGCACAAGACCCAAGGATCTGGAACTGAATGATGCTATCTTGGTTCAGGCCGAAGCAGAAGTTCCCAAGTCAGGATTTGATGTGGTTAAATTTTACATAGTGGCCACCAATTCAGATGGCACACCTGCTAACCCTGAGTCAGCAACCTACACCGCAGATTACACCATCACAGATGCCAGCCGCACTGTGGCCAACGATGGCAACACTCCAAGAAGTGATGGCTACACAGCCGGATACCTAACTGGTGACGGCAAAGCACCCAACGGATTGCCTGTGACTGCTGGAGTTAATTTTCCGCCCGCTCCTGTAGCTGGGCAGTTTGCACTGCGTCTGGATTATTTCCCCAATCGCTTGTTTAGATTCAACGGCACCAGCTGGATCAAGATCGAAAGCGATGTTAGAACCAACCTCACTCCAGGTGCCAACAACAATACCTTGCGGTCGGGCTTTGTGAACAATACATACACTGTGAACACCACTGATCTCGGCAACATACCTAGTCGTCAGAGTCTGAGTCAGGCACTGATACCCGATGCTGTCAACGGCGACGATGGCGGTAACAAAACTGCAAATCCCTATCCGGCCACACAACCATATCAGAAGTCCAGTTAACCAGGTACAATTCAATGAATCAATTTTTTTTCGACGAACAGATACGTAGATATCTGTTGCAATTCACCCGCATGTTCAGCTTGTTTGAAGTTGAGTACGGGCGTGACGAGCAAGGCATCAAGGATCTGGTGCGTGTGCCCATACGCTATGGCGACGCCAGTCGTCAGGCACAGACAATTATACAACAGAACTCTGCCAACTCGCTGCCATCCTCTCCCTTGATGACTTTTCACATCACAGGCCTGGACTACGACCGACCCAGAATGCAAGAACCCTATCATGTGAACAAAATGATGGTTCGTCAGAGATCATATGATCCTGGCACAGAAACTTATGAAACCACACAGGGCAATGCGTTTCAAATTGAACGCCTGATGCCGGTGCCCTACAAGTTGACAATCAACCTGGATATATGGACCACCAACACCAATCAAAAGATGCAGTTGTTTGAACAAATTGCTACCTTGTTTAATCCTTCTCTAGAAATACAGGCCACAGACAACTATGTTGACTGGACCAGTCTTACCACCTGCGATCTTGACCGTGTGAACTGGAGTTCACGATCTATTCCTGTAAACACAGAAAATCCCATAGACATCATGACTCTGACTTTTAGCCTACCAATCTGGATATCAAGTCCTGCCAAGGTCAAGAAACTGGGTGTTGTGGAACGTGTGATTGCATCTGTGTTTGATGCCAATGGTGACGCCAACAACGCACTACTGGACAACGACCTGTTGCTGGGCACCAGAGTCAAGGTAACTCCTTGGAGATATCAAGTGTTGCTGTTGGATGGACAACTACAGGTGTTGCAGCCTGCTGAGGTTGTGAATCCTGATCGACTGAGCCTGGCACCGTTCTCATTCCCCATAGTAGAAAATCCACAAATCACATGGCCAGCAGTGGCCAGTGCCTACGGAGTTCTTAGACCTGGCATCAGTTACATCACTCTGGACAATCCCTGGGCACCTGATTCCAGCATTGTGGGTACTATTGCAGTTAATCCTGCTGATGACCGATTGCTGATCTTCAACATTGATCCAGACACTGCACCACAAAACACTCTGGATCCTGTGAACTCTGTGGTCAATCCCTTGACTGCTGCTCCCGGAGATGGCTTGCCTGCTGCGGCTACAGGACAACGATACCTGCTGACTGAAAGCACCGGCGATGCTGCCAATGTGGGCACCAATCCCACTGCCTGGAGTGGATCTGGTGCACAGCCCTTGATTGCCCACAGCGGCGACATTGTGGAATACAATGGTGCAAGATGGATCATAGCATTTGACAGTCAACACGATGTTGGTGCTCAATATGTGGTCAACTTGACCACAGGGATTCAGTACTACTGGGACAATGTAAAATGGGTCAAGAGCATTGATGGCTTGTACGCCGGAGGAGCATGGAACCTCATATTGTGAAGGCAGTGGGGGTATGGTTCTTTTGTACTGCCACACACAGATACCTGTATCTACTGCGCAACGATTCCAAGTATCCTGACACCTGGGGACTGGCAGGTGGCAAGGTAGAATACGGTGAAACCTTGATTGCAGCAGTGGAACGAGAGTGCTCAGAAGAACTGGGTGCCATGCCCGAATACAAGCAATTGATTCCTATTGAAAAATTCACATCGCCTGATTCAGCCTTTGAATATCACACCTTCTGGTGTCGGGTAGAGCAGGAGTTTGTGCCTGAACTGAATCATGAACATGTGGGCTATGCCTGGATCAGCACAGGACGTTGGCCCAGGCCCTTGCATCCTGGATTGTGGAACACTGTGAATCTAGACGCTGTGCAGCAAAAGATTCGTCAGATTGAACAGACTTTGTAACGTGCCTACTACTATCTCTTATGTTCCAGGTTCATCTGCTGGCAATGGTGTGTTACCTTCACTTAGCCAAACTAAGTAGTTTTGGTAGTCTGTGTTGGCAGGGTCGAATACAAAAGATATAGTCTTATCATCTTCAATTTTTGCTGCACCACCAACTTGTCCTGTAAATTTACATTTAATTAATTTATACATTTATAACTCCGCTGTTAACCAAAGATATGCTGTTTGACTGTTGCCTATTAATAACTGATATGCTCTTGCTGCGACTAAACCAGTTGCACCACTAAAAGCAAGTACCACAGAATATGGGGTAGATCCTGTATCTAGCGTTGGTGCTGAAATTGTTGGTATAGTAACTCCGTCGTATAATGCAAAACTACCACTAGTTGTTACGCTCGGTATCACTCTCAAAATTACTAAAGGGTTGACTTGTGCTATACCTGTGCCAGTGCCCGTAGCAGGACCATATCCAATACGAACATAAGCATTAATAGCCGGATTCACTGTATCTGAACCTTTGTATACTTGACAGTATCGTTGACACAGCGTCAACTCCGTCCCATAAGGCCGATAGTCAAATGCCGTGGCTGTACTGCCTTTTTCAAGCTGTACATTTCCAATTGTCCAAGTCAATCCCGCCGTCAATGCACCAACAGTAAACAAAATTTGTATGCCTGTAGTAGCCGCCGCAGGGATGCTAATGTTTGTAGAGAAGTTAGTAACTGTTGCGCTAACAGTAAATGTACCTGTTGCAATTTGGGTGACAGTTGGACTTGCCAACGAGCCAAATGTATCCGCAGTTGTTGTTGCGTAATAAGCTGTCCAAGTAACTGTTGTCAGAGTTGCCGATATAGCCAAGTCTGCCGACAATGTACAAGTAGACCCTGCTAAATCGTAAGAGTTTTTTTGCTCAATACGTTGACCAAATCCTACGGCGGTAACTGATGCCGCACCTGTAAATCTGTATCTGTTTTGAACTGCTCCTGAACCAGCAACTTGTTGACCAGTAACGTTAGCCCCTGTGCAGTACCCATACCATCTGTCAACAGAATAAGCCAACGCCCCCGCCGCAGTAAATGTTTGTGATGCACCTGCGTTGCGCTGGTCAATCACCATTGCGCCGTTAATGATGCGGTTCTTAAACCCAAACCCGGTTGCTGCTGTGTTCTGTGTTGACGTGTCAGAGAATGTAACACCTGTTGTTCCGGTTATATTGCCACTGACATTGATACTCACAAATGTGTTACTGACCGATGTGCTCACTGTCCAAGCTGGCAGTGTGTTGCTATAGGTATAGGTAATACCGTTTATGTTGGCCTGTTGCCCATTGGTTGGTGAGGTTGGAAATGCCATTATAATCTTCCTACTACTATTTCAATTGTGCCAACACCAGTGCCATTGTAACTTTCCACTGCTTTGCCAATGATCACACCTGGTTGATAGTGTTGCATGTCCAGGCGTTCAGCAACACCTGCTCGATTGCTGGATACCACTCGATCACCAGCAGCAACAGGTCCAATCACTTGACAAGGTACACGGCCAATTAGGCCAACGTCTACTGTGTATTCCGAAACCAAGCCCGAATTCATCACGTGAGCAGGATTAGTAGATACTACTCCAGCAATTCTAGCATCATGGCCAACAGTGCTGATGGTGACTTCTTGACTGCCACCAAATACTAGCACAGTGCCCGGAGGATATTCGGCATCTGATTTGTAGACTTCGGCCAAGTCAGCATAAAGTGCTGTAGTTGCTTGGGCAAATAGTCTATTGAAATAGGTACCTGAGCTACCAATATTACCAACTGCATTGCCGGCTCCATTCACAATGGCAGTGGCTGCTGCACCTGAGTTCACTGTAATTATGCCTGCTGTGGTTATATTGCCACCAGTAATATTACCAGTAACTGAAACTACTGTACCAGTGTGACTGGTCACGTTTACAATATTTGTAAACATGCCGTTGTTGGCAGTTACGTTACCAGTTGCCGAAATTAATCCAGTTGTGGTCACATTGCCGCCTTGGATGTTACCAGTGACTGATAAGTTGGCAAAACTTGTGGGGAAACTTTGATCAACCCATTGGTTACCAGTACCATCATTTATGTACAAATACAATTTGTCAGCATAAGAGTCGTACCAGTTATCTCCTGCCACGGCACCAGTAGGTGCGGTGTTGGCTTGTGTGGTCCATTTGTAAACTCTAGTGCCACCAGATATTACGTTGCCACCTGTGATGTTGCCTGTGGCTGAAATTACGCCAGTGACAAATTCACCAGTGGCGGCAAACACAGCCACATTAGCAGTTCCACCAATGTTCACAGTGGCATTGCCACCTGAACTGGCAATAGTGATATTACTTGTACCATTGGCAATATTTGCGCCACCACCCCCGGATATGCCTGTCAGCAAGGATCCGTTGCCAACAAAATAATTGCCAGTCACGTTGCCAGTCACACTCACAGTAGTTCCGGTAAAACTGGCTGTGTTTACACTTGTGGTGAATATACCGTTGTTGGCAGTGACGTTACCTGTGACACTTATAGTAGTTCCGGTAAAACTGGCTGTGTTTACACTTGTGGTGAATATACCGTTGTTGGCAGTGACGTTACCTGTTACTGAAACTACTGCACCTGTGAAGCTGGCTGTGTTTACACTTGTGGCAAATATACCATAGGTAGAAGTTACACTACCACTTGCTGTGCCTGACCAAGTTGGAGAAGCTGAATCACTAGTGGCTGCGGCAACGTTGGTTACTGTGAGAGCATAACTGGAGCTGTCAGTTAAAAATCCAGCACCAACAACAGTATTCATTAACAAACCAGTACTATTGCCTGTTATGGCTGCTGATGGATTTCCGTTGATGTTGGCACTTTGGGTACTAGTCAGTGGTGTAGTTGATGGTGTAAAGTTTGCAGTATATACTGCCACGCCCTTGACCACCCGCATGTTGGAAATATACCCATTCATTTGTCTGAAAGGAGTACCAGATACAGCAGTGTAATTCAACGATCCTATATAGTTCAATGTTCCTGCGTACAAAGAACCGCTTTGGGTATAACTTGAACCAACCTGAGTTCCGTTGAGAAATACTTTAAAAGTATTAGTTGATCTTGTTACTGCTGCATGATACCAGGTGTTTGATGCAACAGTACCAATAACACCGCTGTTGATGGCCCAGGTTGCACCATCAGTTGACACATAAAAAGCAAGTCCGCTGGTATCAAGTCCTAATCTCACAGCTGAGTATGCACTGGTATTACCATTCAACCATATCAGTGTTTGAGCACTTGCCTGTGCAATATCATTGGTCCTAAACCAACACTCGACAGTGAAATCTCCAGTGGTCAACGCCAGTGGAGTAGACGAACTTGGTAATGTAAGGTACTGAGTAGTACCATTGAACAGCACACTACCCGACACAATTGTGGTAGCAGTATTAACGTTGGCACCTGTGACATTGCCACTTACTGACAGCGTACTCAAAGTACCAACTGAAGTGATATTTGTTTGTGCTGCTGTTAACAAGGTTCCTATTATGTTACCACCTGTAATATTGCCTGTAACTGATACCACTGCGCCTGTATAACTGGCCACGTTTACAATATTTGTAAACATGCCGTTGTTAGCAGTTACATTGCCGGTGACTGATACCACTGCACCTGTATGACTGGCCACGTTTACAATATTTGTAAACATACCATTGTTGGCAGTTACGTTACCTGTAGCCGAAATCAAGCCAGTGACATATTCACCTGTGGTGGCAAACACAGCAACACTAGAAGTTCCGGCCACGCCAACAGTGACATTACCCGAACTGGCCACTACCACGTTACTGGTTCCGTTCACAACAGAAGTTGGTGCTCCAGCCGAGACGCCAGTCAGTTGACTACCGTTGCCAATAAAGTAACTGCCAGTGACATTGCCAGAAACATAGGCTGTACCGGCTACACTCAAATTACTGGTTGGGGCTGTGTTACCAATACCCACGTTGCCGTTGATGTCAATTCTCAATCTTTCAACAGCACTAGTGAGCATAGTCAACGGCAGATATGTGCCTGCTCCTGTGATACTCGATGATACTCGCATATCAGTAGAAGTTGCAGCTAATTGAATTATACTAGCAGTAGTTGGATCGCTATTGTTTACTGCGGTAAAACTGGTATTCACAGCAGTACCACTTGGTATTATGTATATGTTTGTGGCACCATTAGCTGTGCTTGTCTGGAACATTGCACGATTGGCAACAGGTACACTGCTAAAGTCAGCAAGAATACGTTGGCCTGTGCCGCTTAAAGTTAAATTACCAGCTGTTGATATGTTACCACCAGTGACATTGCCAGTTACACTTACCACAGCACCAGTATGAGCTGTTGCTGATATATTGCCGCCAGTGACATTGCCAGAAACATAGGCTGTACCGGCCACAGCCAGATTGGTAGTTGGGGCTGTGTTACCAATACCCACGTTGCCATTGGTATCAATCCTGGCTCGTTCACTACCACCGGTATAGAAGGTCAGTGGTAAATATGATCCGGTACCAATTTGTCCTGCTTGAAGTCTACTGTCGGCAGCGGCTGCAATTAGTTGGGCGGTTGATGTGTTGCTTAGGTCGCTATTATTTGCAGCAGTAAAACTAGATAAATTGCCAGTTCCATTGGGAATAGCGTATAAGTTTGTGTTGCTATTTGCTGTGCTTGCCTGAAACATTGGGCGACTTGTGACAGTGGTGTTGCCAAAGTCACCAAGTATGCGTTGTCCAGTTGAACTGAAAGTTAAATTACCAGCTGTTGATATGTTACCACCAGTGATATTACCTGTCACTGATACAACTGCACCTGTATGACTTGCTGTATTCACAATCGTGGTGAACATGCCGTTGTTGGCAGTGACGTTGCCTGTCACTGATACCACAGCACCTGTGAAGCTGGCTGTGTTTACACTTGTGGCAAATATACCATAGTTAGATGTTACACTACCAGTAGTACTTGCAAATGGAGTCAATGCAGTGCTAGTGGCTGTGCCAACATTGGTTACTGTGAAATTATAACTTGAGCTATCAGTTAAGAACCCAGCGCCATTTGCAGTATTCAACAACAAACTGGTACTGGTACCTGTTATTGCAGCACTTGGAGTTCCGTTGACATTGGCACTTTGAGTACTTGTCAGCGGCACTGCTGACGGTGTAAAGGTGCCAGTATACACTACTACGCTTTTTACAATTCGAAAATTAGATATATATCCTGGGAAGAATGCATTTGCACCTATTGCATTGTTGCCAATAGCAGGAACTCCGGTGCCCGAATATGCAGTTCCACCCACAGTTGCTGTTCCATACAAAACACCATTGAACCAAAAAGACAACGTTGTTCCACTTTTTGTTATTGCAAAATGATTCCAGACATTAGCTGTAAGTGATATATTACTTGATTGATAGTTGGTAGTAGTTCCGGCTGTACCATCGGTGGACTGTTGAAAACCAATCTGATAAGCAGAACTGTTTTGCTGAATAATAAACGATTCTTCAAAATTAGTTGCCGCTGTATATCCCTTCTGGAAAATTCTAAAAGCACCAGTTTGCGCAGTGTTTGCTGGCAACGAAGTTAAATTTACCCAGGCCTCCATTGTGAAGTCACTGGAACTCATCTGAAGCGCAACATTTGATGCCAGTGTAAGATACTGAGATGTGCCATTGAATAACACACTGCCTGCACCAGAAATTGGTTGACCAGTGATCACATTGCCGCTGGTGATATTGCCTGTAGTGCTGACTGGATTTGAACCTAGTGCAGCCAGGTTGGCCACAACATTGGCATTGCCATAACTTGACACAATACCTGTTAGAAGCGATCCGTTGCCAACAAAATAACTACCAGTGACATTACCTGTGACCGAGACCACAGCACCTGTGAAGCTGGCTGTGTTCACCATCGTGGTGAACATGCCGTTGTTGGCTGTGACATTACCTGTTGCTGATACATTGCCGCTGGTAACGTTGCCTGTGGTGGATACTGGATTTGAACCTAGTGCAGCCAGGTTGGCCACAACATTGGCATTGCCATAACTTGACACAATACCTGTTAGAAGCGATCCGTTACCTGCAAAATAACTGCCAGTGACATTACCACTCACACTAACTACTGCACCAGTAAAGCTGGCTGTGTTTACACTTGTGGTGAATATACCGTTGTTGGCTGTGACGTTGCCTGTTACTGAAACTACTGCACCAGTAAAGCTGGCTGTGTTCACAATATTTGTAAACATGCCGTTGTTGGCTGTGACGTTGCCTGTAACCGAGACCACAGCACCTGTGAAGCTGGCTGTGTTTACACTTGTGGTGAACAAGCCAGTGGTGGCAGTGACTGTGCCTGATGTGTTGACAAATGGCGTTAATGCTTGACTAGTAGCTGTACCAGTGTTGGTTATTGTAGCATTATTAGTGGAGCTGTCAGTCAAGAAGTTGGCACCGTTAACTGTATTCAATAACAAACTGGTACTGGTACCAATAATTGCAGCTGAAGGGTTACCATTTTGATTGGCACTTTGAGTACTTGTTAGTGGGGCTGTTGCTGGTGTAAATGTGGAAGTGTAAACTGCTAGCCCTTTGACAACACGTAGATTAGAGATGTAACCTGACCAGTAACTGGGTGTACTCATTGCACCAACTGTCATACCATTTTGTGACAAACTATATCCACTAGGAGTTCCAGATGTTGTAAATGCTGTACTGACACC